TAAATCTGATATTGACATTAAAGGAGAGATTAAGAATAAAAATCCTTTAGATGATATTGCAGGACTTGAAGAAACCTTAAAAGGCAAAGAGGATGAAGGTTAACTATGATGATATTGTTTTAACACCACATCAAAAAGCAATATATCTTAGAACAATTGAAAAGAATCCATTTATACCTTCAAATAATTTATTAAAAACAAAGCTTTATGATAAACAAATTTATACAATATGTTCACAAAGTAAAAGAAAACTCCTGGGTGGATCAGCTTTCAGTGGTAAATCTCGTTATGGTGCATCTTCAGCACTCCAATGGTTTGAAGTTCCAGATTATCGTTGTTTAGTTATTAGACGTATATATGATGATGTTATAGCGACCGGTGGTATTGTTGATTATTTAGACCGTTGGTTATATGATTTTGATTATATTGAACATAATCAATCTAAAAAAGTTTTTCATAATACATTGAATGATGCTAAGATTTTTTATAATTATATGCGTTATGAAGATGACAAATTAAAGTTTAAATCAAGAGCATATAATAAAATAATCATAGATGAAGCTTCTGAATTACTGAAAGTTAATTTAAGATATGTTAATAGAAGTTTAAGACCTACAGAGGCTGATGAGAGAGTTCCTTTAAGTTTAGAATATATCAGTAACCCTGAATCTAGTAGTGGAGTTGAATATCTTAAAAAGAAGTTCGTATCTGATAAAGGTCCTTATCCTTATTTTGAAATGAATTTTTGGGATAATCCATTTGTTGATCCTGTTGAATATAAAGAAACACTTGGAGAATTATCAAAAGCAGATTATGAATTCCAGATGGGTAACTGGGATTACACATTAAGTTCTGGTGATATTTTTGATTATGATTTAATAAAATCAGCTACAATTAATCAAGAAGAATATAAAAAGATAGTTAATGAAATTCCATTAATAAGATTAATCCGTGGATGGGATATTGCTTCAACTGATAAAAAAACAAGTGATTATACAGCTTCATCATTAATAGAAGTTTATCATGGAGATGTTGATATTGTTAGGAAACAGGAATCATTTAAAAAGTTGCCAGGCCATCTTGAAAAAAGAATGAAAACTACAATGGATTTAGATGGTCCTGAAGTCGAACACTGGATAGAGCAACAACCTGCAACTGGTAACTTGTTATCAGATAATTATTGGAAGAATGAATTTGAAGATTATAATGTTAAATTTATTCCGGTTTTTCGTAATAAGGTTATAAGGGCGGGTCGAATGGTACCTTTGATGAAACAAAGGAAATTATTATTTTTAGAAGATGAAAATAAACCATATTTAACAACTTTTCGTAAACAAGCTATTAATTTCCCTAATTTTGATATTAAGAATAGTGATGATGAAGAATCAATGCACGATGACCGTATAGATACCATTTCAATTGTTATGAATAAATTACATCCTTATAAGTCTAAAAAAAGTTATGCTACTTCAAGGATTAAGTATCAATATTCTAAAGAATAAACTTTTAATCAAATATCTTACCATTTTTACTAAAAATTAATATGAGGTCGGTTTTCCATGAAACAATTCAATCCATCAAACTACTTTCCATCACTCAACCTAAAAGCTGGTGATTCATCAGTAGATACAGAGAGCATGAAAGACCAAATCATCAATATACCACCAGAAATACTCGACAAACAACTATCCAAACCAGCACCATGGTATGGATGGATGAAAACCATGTTCGGGGGAAGTTACAACCCTGAACGATTGAACTGGAAAGTATTCGACGACATGGCAAATGACCCCACCATAAAAAGTTGTATAACCCTAATTAACTATGCATTACTAAACCAAGGATGGGTACTAACCCCCGCCGACAGTAGTGACGAGGCCACAGAAATAGCCGACTTTGTACGTGACTGTTTTCAAAACATGACAATAGGCATGCGACAGGTACGTAAAGACATGTACACTGCATTAAGGTATGGTTATTCAGTTAGTGAAGTGGTTTATAATTATGACTTAGAAAAAGAAAAAATTATAATAAACCGTATCAAAGCACTACACATCAGTACATTATATAATTGTTTTGAATACGATGAATACACTGGATTCGTTAAAACAGTATGGCAATGGCCGTTCTATGACAACCCCACACCAATACCAGCCGAAAAATGTATGATAAACACATTTGATGAAACCTTCGGAAACCGTTATGGCAAATCATTATTAAGTGCTGTTTATGACCCATTCTTTATAAAAACCCAAATACTTAAATGGTGGGCCATATTCATTGAAAAACATGAGGGACCCACATTATATGGGATAGCAGGAGATGCTGGCGATGTTGGTGCTATACAGGATAGTCTTGATAGTGTTCAAAAAGGTGTAACTAGTTTTGTTTTAAATAATGGTGATCAAGTAGGAACGTTAGAAACCCAACACCGGGGAGAAGCTTTTGTTAATGCCATAAACTATTATGACCATCAAATACAAATCAATTTCATGATAGGAACCGTATTATTAGGACGTGCTGATGCGAAGGGGGGAAGTTTAGCTCAAAGCAAAACTCAAGAAGATGTACTCCACACATTTTTGGATGGTGTACATGAGGATATGGCCATGCCATTTCAGGATCAGGTTAAAAAATTAGTGGATCTTAATTTTGTTACCGATAAATATCCTAGATTTAGTTTTGTACCTTTTGATCAGAATGATTTACTAACATTACTCACAGCACTTGAACCTTATGCACAGAATATGTTACTTGATACGAACAGTGGTTGGTGGCAACAGTTCATATCATCAGTGATGAAAGAATATGCTGATATAGAGATTGATAGTGGAGAACAGTCTAAAATATCAACTGGTGAAGTTGGAAGTGGTGAAAGTGCAACGGTGGCAAATACACCAGAATTGATGAGGGAAAGTGTAGATAATCAGGATAATCTCCCACCAGAACCTACGAATACTAATCAACGTATTGCAGATACTATTGCACAGATTAAAAATATTGCTGGTAAACCAGAATATGCAAGACCCTAATCTTTTTCCTAAAAAGATTAATCAAAAACTTTTTATTATAAGGTGAATCCCTATGATTTACAATTTAGAAGCAGATTCACCAACAACAACCAAAAAACCAACATTCCAACCTACTGATTTTGGTGAAGGAAAAGCCGGACCATTAGAACTAACATACAGTAAAACATTATTCAAACCATTAGAACCATCATATAACACTATTTTAACTATACTCAAAGATGATAAATCAACATTACCCCAAAAGATGAATGTGATAAAACAGCAAACAAATCTTTTACTTAGTCAAGGTAAGGGAACTATAAACCAGAATATAATTAATATCCAAAATGCAGCAGTAGCAAAAGCAAATAACAATCTAAGAAGACTTGCACCTAAAATTAAACCAATTAACCCACCATCAACACATTTAAGGTTATTACAACAACAACAAACATTAAATCTTAGTAATATTGCACAGAATTTGAATGATAAAATAGTTATGGGATTATTGCAGAACGAAATTGAAAATGAAACCCGCGACAACAGCTTTGAAACTAAAACAGTTAAAGCTGCTTCAAGCGATTGTTATACACAAACCAAACAACAGCACCCAGATTGGACGGATGCACAAATAAATGATTACTGTAATGAAGATTATGATTATTTAGATCAAGCTTATAATCAAACCCAGAACCGTTTAATGGGAATGGCATGGTACGGATGGCGACAAGCAACCCAGATAGGTTCTGTTGGTGTTTACGCTTTAGCAATAGGTAATGGAAGTTTAGCTTTAAGTATAGGGTTACAAACTTTAGGAGTAACTACACTTGCAGCAGGTATTCTCTTTTTAGCTGCAAATTTAGTGGCAAATTGGCTTACCTGTGAAGATGACGGTTGCGGTCCCTGTAGTAGTGGTGGTCCAGTTTGTGAAGATTGTATTGATATGAAAAATGGATCACCTTATCCGGTCCTTAACTGGCCAGGGGAAGTACATTATGGTGATCGTTGCTGCCAAGGTCCATGTTACATTTTAGGTATTTAATTCTTATTTACTTCTTTTTTTTTATTTTATATTATTTTTATGGAGATGATAATTTATGGTGAATTTTAGTAAAACTCCTTGGAGTCAATTCCCTGATTCTGCTTATTCTAATGATCAATATAAAAGATCAGCTTTATGGTGCGATCAACAGGCATTAAAGAAAGGTACCACCCCTAAAGAAGCTTGTAAATTACGAGTTAAAGAACCCGCTGGACAGTATAATATTAATGGAATTGAAGCGGCATGGGGGGCATTACAAGGTTCTCATGGAAACCCACCAAATATACCATCGAGTGATATTCCTCAAATAAAATCTAAAATAAAATCATTATATACACAGGCAGGTTTAAATATTCCGGATGAAATGAAAGCCGCTGATTCTACCATTAATAATGACGGTGATAATACTAACAATGAAGACACTGATTTTGTATCATCAGATTACACAGATCAAGAATGGCAGCACGCATGTTTATTTGAAGTCCATAGTGGACATTTAACATCAGATTGTACTACACCAAAACAATGTTACCAATTACCAGTGATGACACCAGACGGTAAATATGACCCTGACTTAATTGAAGATGCATGGAATCAAGTAAAAAATGGTAATATCTCTGGAGCAACAGCTAATGACCTTACAGCACTTAAATTCAAATTAGCATCACTCTATAATAACAACGGTTTAGAAATGCCTGATGAAATGAAAACCATTCAAAATACACCAGGAACAAGTCAAACCCCT